TGGAACATTGGCACGTTCGATGCGTCTGCACGGACGAGTGCGATGACGCTCACTACTAGTTCAAACAACCCGTTAATATATGGCGATTGGAAGTTTGGTACTGGTGTTACGTCAACAAGTGCCGCTGGTAATTTAATTTTCTCAAAAAGAGGTTCTCAAACTATAACCAGCAATGGCGTTACATTTGGTTGTCCATTAAACATAAATAGTGTTTCTGGTACGGTACAGCTTGCCGACGCTCTAACGCTTAACTCTGCACGATCGCTGGCAGTAGTGAGTGGAACATTTGACGCAGTGTCTTATAATTTGACAGTTGGATTTTTTGACACTTCTGGCTCAACACTAAGAACATTAAAAATGGGGTCTGGTACTTGGACGCTTTCAAGTACAGGCACAATTTGGGATGTCGGCGCAGGGGCAACAAATCTAAACTTCTACAAAGGCACTGCCAATATTGTTTTATCCGACACGAGTACGTCCGCTAGAACTTTTGGCGGCGGCGGCCTCTCCTACAACAAACTCACCATCGGCGGCGCCACCGGCATATCCACGCTCACCATCACCGGCAACAACCAATTCACCGAACTTGCCTCCACCAAAACCGTAGCCCACACCATTGCCCTTGGCAGCACAACGCAGACCTTCGGCAAATGGACGGTGACGGGTACATCAGGCAACGTCGTCACCCTCACCGGCACAGGCACCTCGCACATCCTCGCAGGAGCCTGCACAGACAGCATCGACTACCTTGCGATGGGCTCCATTGGCTTCGCAGCCACAAGCCCCGGTGAGTTCTACGCAGGGGCCAACAGCACAGGCACGGCGGCAGCGCCTGTCTACCGCACAGCCAAGCCTGCCGACAGCACACGCTACTGGGTTGGTGGCACAGGCAACTGGAGCGACACCGCTCGTTGGTCTACAGGGTCTGGTGGAGGCTCAGGCGCGTCTGTGCCGAGAAGCCATGATGATGTTGTCTTCGACAGCCTGTCCAACGCCACAGCCTACACAGCCACGGTGAATGCTGTCACTGGTGGCATTCGTTGCAAAGCTCTCACCATTGCAGGCCCGTTGGTGGGCAACGTGACGCTGGCAGGCAGCACAGCTATTGTTGGCATTCACGGCAACGTGACGCTGCCTGCGACAGGGCTGACGAGAACGTACACGGGGGTAATTACGCTTTCTGGGTCTACCGCAGGCAAAGTGTTGACGACAAATGGAGTTGCGTTAGCGTCCTCAATTGATGTAAACGGTGTCAGTTCTGAATGGACGCTAGGCAGCGCCCTTAATATAGGAAATTCTACAATAACCATTATTAATGGGTTGTTTGATTTTGATACGTACAATTTTACGGCGAGTTCTATTTCCAGCGACAACGCACATTCTAGGACTTTAGATCTTGGATCTGGAACTGTTGCTTTGTCTGCAAGCGGACCAATAAATTTTGGCACGACCGAAACCAACGCTGCCAACTTGACCGTCACAGCGGGCACAGCACAAATTAACTGCTCTGCTACTTCTCCAACCTTCTCAGGCAACGGCAAAACCTTCTACAACGTAGCCTTCACCAGCACCTCCGCAGGCGCCGTCACCCTCAACGGAGCCAACACCTTCAACAACCTGTCCTTCACCGGCATCACCTCTGCTGGCCTGAAGAACATCAGCGTCACAGCCAACCAGACCATCACCGGCACCTTCACCTGTTCAGCAGGCACCAACGCCACGATGCGTCACTTCGTTCGCTCTGACATCATCGGCACCACACGCACACTGACCTGCGCGGCTGTCAGCCTCACTGACGTCGACTTCAGAGACATCACCATAGCCGGTGCAGCAGCGCCAGCAACAGGCACGCGCATCGGAGATTGCAAAGGCAACAGCGGCATTACGTTCACGGCTGCGGCGAACAAGTATTGGAACCTTGCTGCTGGTGGCAACTGGGGCGGTGCTATTGGTTGGGCTACAGGCAGCGGTGGAACGCCCGCGATCAACGACTTCCCGTTGGCACAGGACACCTGCTTCTTTGAAGCTACGGGGTTGAACAGCGGAGCCACCGTCACCGTCAATGCTGCGTACAACATCGGCACCATCGATATGTCGGCTAGGACGACGAATACGATGACGTTGGCGACAGGCTCAACCACACCAGCGATCTACGGCAACTGGGTAAATGGTACGGGAACGACGCTGACGGGCACGGGGGCGATGACGTTTGCTGGTCGAGGAAGTCAGACGATTACCAGCGCTGGCAAATCTTTTACACAAACAATTGCGGTTGATAGTCCAAGCGGTACAGTTTTATTACAAGACGCTATTGCGTGGTCAAACGCAAACGGATTATTGGTAACTAGGGGCATCTTTGACGCAGCGACATATAATGTAACCGCTGGTGTATTATCATCATCGAATAACACACTTCGTTCTATTTATTTAGGGACCGGCACATGGTCGCTTACTGTTTCGTCTACTGTGTGGGATGCAAGCACATCCACCAACCTCACCGTCACCGGCACCGGCACCATCAGCCTCACCTCTGCATCAGCCAAGACCTTCGCAGGCGGTAGCGTAGCCTACACCAACATCACCCTCAACCAAGGCGGCGCAGGCACGCTCACCATCAGCGGCAACAACACCTTCGCCAACATCACCAACACCTACAAGGCCACTGGTGCCACCACCATCGCCTTCGGCACAACGACACAGCGTGTTGGCAACTTCACCGCTGCTGGTGAAGCCGGAAGAGTGTTGACGCTGACAGGTACGTCTGCCTCATCCCCGGCGACGCTGGTCTTGACCTCGGGCGCGGTGACCACGCCTGACTACCTGACGATCACGGGCATTCGCGCCTATGACTTGACCACAACGTGGTACGCCGGAGCGAACTCAACCAACAACGGGTCGCTGGGCTGGTACTTTGAGTCGGCAACGCCGCCGCCGGTAGTCACGACCGGCGTGTTCTTGATGTTCTGCCGGTGGTGATTGGGTACAGTTGGAGGCCACTTGGTGGCGAGAAAACATGAGCTTGAACATGCAACAGAAGGCCGATCTGACGGCGGAGGCGATGAAGGCCGCTCCGCCTGTCACGGTGGCTGGCGCGACCGTCGCCGGCATCCAGGTGAACGATCTGATCCTGTGGGCCACGTTGGTCTATGTGGTGCTGCAGATCGCGTTCTTGCTGTACAGGTGGCACAAGATGCACACGACCAAGAAGGGAGAAAGTAATGGACCTGACTGATCTGCGCACGCTCAAGGCCCAGGCGGCGGTTGAGCTTCAGAGGCTTGAGGCCCAGGCTACGGCAAAGGAGGTCGCTGCCAAGTCAATCGGCAAGACGGCCATCATCTGGATCTTCCTGCTGGTGCTTGTGGGCGTGGTGTCGTCGGCCTTCTTGGCGTCTGAAGCGCTGCCGGCCGTGATTGGGTTGGTGGCCACGGCCACGATGGCTTTGATCCAGATGGTCAACGGCATCGTGAACGAGGCCAAGAAGGAAGAGAAGCCGGAGATCACGATCATCAAGGAGTTGATCAGCCGGCTGGACAAACCTGAGCGTCAGGAGCCGACCATGAAGGTCAACGTCGAAGGCGACCGTGTCACCGTGCAGCGCGGCGACGATGTCATCTCCACCAAGGGGTAACTATGCTCTCTTTGCTTTCGACCCTCGGTGGTCTGCTGATCAGCGGCCTGCCCAAGCTGCTGGAGTTTTTCCAAAACAAGTCTGATCAGAAGCACGAGATTGCCCTGGCGCGTCTGCAGACCGAGCGAGAGCTCCAGCTTGCGGCTCAGGGGTACGCCTCCCAGGCCAAGATGGAGGAGATCCGCGTCGAGCAGGTGGCGATGCAGACCGAGGCGCAGATGACCGAGGCGGCGCTCAGGCACGATGAGAAGGTGCTGGAGAAGGCCAGCCGCTGGGTTGCCAACTACGTCGGCACGGTGCGGCCGACCGTGACCTACATCTTCATCATCGAGTTGGTCCTGATCAACGCTGCTCTGACGCTGTACGTCTGGAAGCATCCGGGCCTGATCCAGTCGGTGGATGACCTGATCCGGGTGACGGCGATCATCTTCAGCGAGGACGAGATGGCCATGCTGGGCGGGATCATCGGGTTCTGGTTCGGCAGCAGGCAGTGGAGCAAGAAGTGAAGCTGAGCCCGGAGGGCGCTGCGCTGATGCACCGGTACGAGGGCTACAGGACAAAGCCGTACCTGTGCCCGGCGCACATCTGGACGGTCGGGTACGGGCACGTCCTGTACCAAGACCAGATTCAGCTTCCCATGGTTCGCAGGGAGGGGTATGAAGGCTTCATCAGGCGGGATTACCCGCTACGCCCGGAGCACAACCGTGTCTGGTCCAAGGAAGAGATTGATGCGCTTTTCGACGCTGACGTCGCTGCTTTTGAGCGAGGTGTTCTACGTCTGGTTCCCGGCTGTGCTGGTCGTCAAGGGCGGTTTGACGCTCTGGTCTCTTTTGCGTACAACGCCGGTCTAGGCAACCTGCAGCGCAGCCAGATCAGGATGAAGGCCAACCGCGGCGACATTGAAGGGGCGGCTGACGCGTTCATGCAGTGGACGAAGGCCGGCGGCCGGGAGCTTCCCGGGCTTGTGAGGCGGCGTACGGATGAACGTGCGCTGTTCCTGAGATGAGCGCAGTCAAGACCGATCCTGCCAAGTGGAAGCGCATCGTCGCCAACGTCAAGGCGTCTGGCAAAGGGGGCTCTCCAGGCCAATGGAGCGCCCGTAAGGCGCAAATGGCGACTCAGCAATACCAACGTAGCGGCGGGGGCTACAAAGGCCCTCAGAGGGCGGATAATGCCCTGGCGCGGTGGACGCGCGAGGACTGGGGCACGCGCTCAGGGAAACCGTCCACCCAGGGTTCTGAAGCGACCGGAGAGCGGTACTTGCCAAAGGCGGCACGCGAGAAGCTGACACCTTCTGAATACGCGGCCACCAGCCGGGCAAAGCGCGAAGGAACCAAGCGCGGGCAGCAGTATGTCCCGCAGCCTGAATCGATCAAGAAGAAGGTGTGGTGATGCCTGCGGTAGTGATGACCTACGACAGTCTGGTGCTGGACATCCGGTCCTACCTTGAGCGCACCGACGCGGCGACGCTGGACAAGATTCCGACGTTCATCATGCTGGCTGAGCAGGTGATCGCCACGGAACTGAAGTTTCTCGGGAACCTGACGGTGGCCACGAGCACGATGGTCCAGGGGCAGGCGACGATCGACAAGCCGGCCCGGTGGCGGAAGACGGTCTCCATCAACGTCACGGTGGCCGGAGAGCGCAGGCCGGTGCTGCTGCGGAAGTACGAGTACTTGCGGGAGTACTGGCCGGATCCGACGCAAGAGGACGTTCCTGAGTACTACTGCGACTACGACTACACGCACTGGCTGGTGGCGCCGACTCCGGCTGCAGCGTACAACTACGAGGTGCTGTACTACGAGCGGTCGCAGCCTCTGGACGAGTCGAACCAGACGAACTGGTTCACTCAGTACGCGCCCCAGGCGCTTCTGTACGGGGCTCTGCTGCAGGCGATGCCGTTCCTGAAGAACGACGAGCGCATCCCCATGTGGAAGGCCCAATACGATCAGGTCATGCAGGTGCTGAAGGTCGAGGACGTCGCCCGCATCGGTGACCGCCAAACCATTGCGAGGGATGCATGAGCTTCAACAGCCCGTTCACCGGCAACGTCATCGTTCCGACTGACGTCTCCTACCGCAGCATCACGCTGTCGGCCAACACGACCCTGGAGTGGCCGGTCAACGGCAACGCGACCGCGAACTATGCGGCGCGGATCATGAACGTCACGGCCACCTCGGGTGGGCTGGTGCTGCGCATGCCGCCGGCCAACCAAGCGTCCGTCGGGCAGGATGCGCTGATCCGCAACGTGGGCGCCAACACGTTCACCGTGGCCGACTACGACGGCAATGTCATCATCGTCGTCGCGGCTGGCGAGGCGAAGTACATCTACATCACCACCAACCCTGATGAGGCTGGAACCTGGGGCATCATCGCCTTCGGCGTGGGAACTTCAACGGCCGACGCGGCGAGCCTGGACGGGTACGGCCTGACCACGATTGGGTCGACGCTGAACTCTGCCTATCCGGTGCAGAGCTTCTCGTCCAACTACACCGCGGTGGTGGCCGATCGAGCGAAGACGTTCGTCTGGACCGCCGGGGCCGGCACCCTGACGCTGACTTCGTCAGGCACCTTGGGCGACAACTGGTTCATCTTGGTCCGCAACAACGGCACTGGCACGCTGACCATCGCGCCGTCTGGTGGTGATCAGATCAACTCGGCGGTGTCCTTGGCGCTTCAGCCGGCGGATTCGGCCATCATCTGCTGCTCGGGCTCGGCGTTCTTCACCGTTGGGGTGGGCAAGAACACCGACTTCAACTTCAGCCAGAACACCAAGGCGGTCACCTCCGGCTCGTACGTGCTGACGGCCTCGGAGGCTTCCAACCCGATCCAGAAGTTCACGGGCACGCTGACGGGCAACGTCACGGTGACGGTGCCTCAGACCATCGCCGTCTACTACGTCACCAACCAGACGGATGGCACTGGGGCCGGCTATACGGTCTCCTTGACCACGGGTGTTGCGGGCAGCGCTGGGGCGACTATTCCTGCCGGGCAGCAGGTTATCCTCATCTGCGACTCTCAGAGCCTCTACAACGCCTCTACGATCGCCGCAGGAGCGTCTGTCTTGTCGTTGGACGACGGGACCGTCTCGTCGCCTTCGCTGAACTTTGCCAGCGAGCTTACGACTGGCGTTTACCGTCCGGCGTCTGGACAGTGGGGCGTCACCATCCTTGGAACGCAGCGGGCGCTGCTGCAGGCATCGGGCTTGACGATCACGGGAGGCATCGGAGCCACGGGCAACCTGACTGTAGGGGGAACGTCGACGCTGTCGGCCCTGACGGCTTCCACTGCCCTGGCGCTGGACGGCAGCAAGAACGTCGTGTCGGTGACGAACACCGGCACCGGCAACAACGTTCTGGCCACCTCGCCGACGTTGACGACGCCAAACCTTGGCACTCCGTCTGCCGTGACGCTGACCAACGCAACTGGGTTGCCGATCAGCACAGGCGTGTCTGGTCTTGGCACCGGAGTCGCCTCGGCGCTGGCTGTCAATGTCGGTTCTGCCGGCGCTCCAGTTGTGAACGGGGGTGCTCTTGGTACGCCATCAAGTGGCACGTTGACGAACGCCGCGGGCTTGCCCATTTCCACGGGCGTATCGGGGCTTGGCACTGGGGTCGCGTCTGCATTGGCCATCAACGTCGGCACCGCAGGGGCTCCTGTCGTCAATGGAGGTGCGCTTGGCACTCCATCCAGTGGCGTATTGACCAACGCCACGGGCCTGCCGCTGTCTACTGGGGTCACGGGTACGCTGCCGGTGGCTTCTGGTGGTACAGGGATCACCGCGTTCGGCACGGGCGTAGCCACGGCGCTGGGACAGAATGTCACGGGCTCGGGTGGCATTGTCTTGGCTACTTCGCCGACGCTGGTGACGCCTGCGCTAGGCACGCCTTCTGCCCTGACGCTGACCAACGCCACAGGTCTGCCGCTGACCACGGGCGTGACGGGTACGTTGCCGGTTGCGAATGGCGGCACCGGGCAGACCTCGTACACCGACGGTCAACTGCTGATCGGCAACACGGCCACCGGGGGCTTGTCCAAGGCGACCCTGACGCAGGGCAGCGGTGTCACGATCACCAACGGCAACGGGACGATCACGATTGCGTCCACGGGTTCTGGCGGAACCGTGACCTCTGTTGACCAGACGTTCACCGGTGGTTTGATTTCCGTCAGTGGCGCCCCCATTACCGGTAGCGGCACTTTGGCGCTGACGGTGGCCGGTACATCTGGTGGCATTCCGTACTTCAGCAGCGGCTCGACTTGGGCGTCTTCTGCCGCGCTGTCAGCCAACGCCTTGGTAGTTGGGGGCGGGGCCGGTGTAGCGCCATCAACCATCACTACTGGTACGGGCGTCGTCAGCGCTTTGGGCGTCAACACTGGTACGGCCGGTGCTTTCGTCGTCAATGGCGGAGCACTTGGGACGCCCTCGTCTGGAACGCTGACCAACGTCTCTGGGCTTCCCTTGTCCACCGGCGTGACGGGCACCCTAGCGGTGACGAACGGCGGCACCGGCACATCGTCAACGACGTTCTGCAACTTGGGCTCCAACGTCACTGGCACGCTACCTGTCGCCAACGGCGGCACAGGCCAAACGTCCCTGACTGCAAACAACGTCCTGTTGGGAAATGGAACCTCGGGCGTTCAAGCGGTGGCTCCCAGCACCTTGGGCAACGTGCTGACTTCCAACGGGTCTACTTGGGTAAGCCAAACGCCCGCTTCAGCGCCTGTTACCAGCGTCAACGGCTTGACCGGCGCGGTGTCCATGACCGGGCTGGGCGACATCGGCAGCTACGCAGTGCTGATCATTGCAACCAATACCAATGTGGCGGCTGGGTCCACAGTTGCCGGCAGTGATTTGAGGCATAGTTGGACGCCGAATACAGGAGCGGTGCCCGCCAGTACTAATGGATATTCTGCTTACAGTGCAAACAGAAGCAATGGTAGTGCTTCTTATAACGGTGGCGGCACTTCACTGAGTGGAACTTGGAGAAAGATGAGTACTGGAGCTACGTACGGCACCATAACCAGCTGTTGCTCTACCACGTACTATTGGATGGCCGCTCTTTATGTTCGCATTTCGTAAAGAAAATCATGTTCAACATTGAATCCGTAATTAATCTTGAATGGTGCGATGCGGAACAAAAGTCGTTCCGCTGTATGGTGAAGTACGCGGAATTCAACGAAGTTCTGCCTGCCGGTGTTAACGGCACCGACCACTATCCGCACATCCAAGAACTTTGGAACAAGGGCCGCGCAGGTGTGTACGGCCCCATTGCGCCCTACATTCCGCCTCCGGAGCCCCCCGCTCCGCCAAGCCCTGAAGCGCAGCCTACGCAAACGGGCGCGGAGAACTTCTGATGGTGCTTCTGACGCCACGGCATTCTGTAACCTACGACGGTGCGGTGGTTAACGTCTACCACGCCAACAAAGGTGAAGGATTGCCGCACCATGAGCATCTGTACTCACATCTCACAATGTGCCACGCAGGCCGATGCGTTGTTCGCAAAGAAAAAGGCGAGCGCATCATCGACAAAAACTCAGCGCCGTTGAACCTTCTGGCGGGAGAGTGGCACGAGATTGAGGCACTTGAAGACGGCACGGTCTTCGTCAACGTGTTTGCGGAAAGCAAAGTATGAACTTCGACAACGCACTCAGTGTGGTCATCAAGCGCGATGGGGTTTTGCTCGACCGCGCCCTTAATCAGGGAAAAGCCGACAATATGGGCAACACCAAGACAACGGTTTGCAGCAAACTTCCGCAAGACGTTTGTTGACAGAGACAAGTCCAATGACTCAGAAGGTCTTCGCCCTTGACACGCAGCCCGGCATCCAGCGGGATGGCACGGTCTTTGACCGTCTGTTCTACACGGACGGCCGGTGGGTGCGCTTCCAGCGCGGGCGCCCGCGGAAAATGTTCGGTTTCCGCCGCATCAGCGACGCCCTCAAGGGCCCTTCTCGGGGCATCTGGCTGAACGCTCTGAACGGCTTCAATTACATCTTCAGCGGGCACGCATCGGGCCTGCAGGTGCTCACGATCGA